GGTTTCAAGCTCACGGAGAAAATGAAGGCCGCCGGGAAAACCGCGTTGCCGTCGGTTTGCGCATCCGTGCCGATGATCGACACTGGTGCTGTGTCCGTTTTCACCGCCGAATTGATGCCGCACATTGTCGCCATGCTTGAGAAGGCGCAGGACGAGATTCTTCGCGCGAAGTATGAGGCATCGGCCGGTCAGGTAACGGAAATCACGGATGAGGAAATCAGCATTCCGGCCTGCATCGCATTCTTGAATGCGGAATCGGCAGGCTCGCGCCTCAGTACGGAACTGATCGGCACATGGTTCGATTCTGCACTCTCGGATTCTCTCACAGTGCTGATCGCTGACAAGCTCGGTTTCGATCTGTCCACTCCGGAACAAGAGCAGACAGTCAGTAAGCATGTGAAGAACCATCGGGATGTTCTGTGCATGCTGGCAGGAAAGAATGTCATTCTCGCACCGCGTCAGTCAGCGGCAATTCAGAACATGCTGGAACTGGCGGAAGAGGATACGATGCATGCGCGACTGAGCGCGAAACTGGCAGCGTTGACTGCCAAGAAAGAGGAAGAATTCCTGATCTGATCGAGTAGTTATCGGGTGCATTGGCAGTTTCGGTGCATCCTATTAACTACTTGTGAGAATCTAAAGAAAAACCCCGAAGTAGACCATCAGACCACCAGACTACGGACCCCTCCTCGGTGCCATCGGGTGATGATGCCCGAATCTACTGTGTATGCGGTAGTTAGATGGTGTATGGTAGTTATAGGATGCTGGGAGTTATGGGGTATGTCTTATTTGTTTTCATTTTGATACCCCCTATAATAGGGCCGAACCAGACTACACGTTAGGCTAGTTTCACATCCGCGTATATTCTCCGGGGGCAGGGGTTGACAGGGGCAAGGGGTCAGCGTAGTCTAGCAGTCTGACAGTCTAGTTTTGAATTTCTTCTAACTTAGCGAGAAAACGATTCTATCATGCTCTTTTCCAATACATACTTCTATCGTCACAACGTGTCACAGTGGCAAGGTATCAGTGGACAATTTTATTACAATACACTGCCGCACCGTGAGTCTGAACTAAGCGCATGGCACAGTGCCTTTTTGTATAACAAATTCGTGGAGAAGGGTGAGGTTTGGAATATCACTTTGCGCGTGAGAATGCCCTAATCATGGCACCCTCATCCCGTCTCACGCCTGAACAATACGCAGCACTGGCGGATTCTCTTGATCTGTCAATTTCTGCCGTCGCTGAACCAGAATTCAAACCGTACATGATCGCACGGGATCATCGGTCTAGTCTTTTTGAGAATGTGCCAGAATCGGTAAAGAACTATGCGCGCACACTCCGGGATCGACATGGGTGGAAATTCTATCCGGTATCCCAGAATCGTGGCCGCTGTTATTATCAGGGCAAGGTAATTACGATTCCCGTATTCGCTATTCTCAGGCCGACTGATTATAAAACTTGGTACATCTCTCATGAGATGGCCCATGCATTTGATACCAGCCGATCTAATCATGGCGATCCCTTCATGCGGATTCTAAAAGAAATCTGTCCGCCAGAATGGGTACATCATGAGCTAGGGTATAAACCTCGCAATGCTGCAAGGAACGGGATTACCAAGCCCGATGTTGACAATACTTGGTATATCTAGGAAGCAGAAACTAGGAGATTCTATCATGGCAACCTATTCAACTATTTACGAATTCAAGAAAAATCATCCACACGCAACTGAAGCAATGCAGGCAGTTTTTGTTTCAGATTCAGGTGAAATACATCAATATATAATGTATGTAGAACATTGGCATGCTGAGATCAGAAATCTCATGACAAGTTATGTATTCGTGAATGGCTGGAAATCAATTATTCACACTATTCAAATCTGAACAATTTTCACAATCCGATGCTCGCAGTGTAAAAGCTGCGGGCTTCTGTCATTTCCGCCTGATAATTCTGTCGGACGGAAATATCCAGAAGTATCCTCATCATCGGAGATTTTACCATATCATGCGCACAATTCTCTACACATCACTTGCTGAGATTCGTTCCTTCAAGCCGTGTGCGAAAGGCTGGAAAGCCCTTCTTTCGGCACATCCACACAGTACAGAAGAAGAAATGAACGCCCTCTTTCCATTGATTGATTGTATAGATAGTAATTCAGTCTCGAATGTATGCTGGCTACTTAACAAGAAAAAGGCAGAAGTTCAAATAGCAGTTAAGTTTGCTAGATTGTGTGCAGAGTCTGTAGCATATTTGAAAAATGCTTATGCAGCTAATGCTGCTTATGCTGCTGCTGCTTATGCTGCTTATGCTGCTGCTTATGCTAATGCTGATGCTGCTTATGCTAATGCTGCTTATGCTGCTTATGCTGCTAATGCGGCTGCTGCTGATGCTGCTTATGCTAATGCTTATGCTGATGCTTATAACAAACAAAAAGAAGTAAATAAATCTTTCCTGCGTCAAGTCATCATAGCCTATCAAAACGGAGAACTGTAATCATGCGCACAAATCTCACCATCGCCAAACGTCAAGATATCTACAATCAGATTCAGAATCTAGTGGATATTGCATCATCCAAAAATGTCGGTATCTACGATTACTCTCTGAAGGAGATCCTATACTATCTTGGACAGGAATATCAATTCCGATTCGTGTCATTCAAAGAACAAGGAGCTTATATCACCGATACTTCATATGAAGAACAATGGACATTCGCCCTATTCGTGTCTGAATTCATCCTTTCAGGAGATCTCCTAGAATGAAAAAATACCGCCCATATTTCACACTGCCGGAACTGCGACATCTAGTGTCCGTACTTCTGCAGCATGAACCAACATCTTCCCTATCACGCTATCTTTCCCGGTATCTACTAGATATCGAAAGCGGATATCGTGCACCGAATCATATCGGTTCTGGCACTGTAGCTGAGAAACTAGGTTTTGGTGATCCAGAACCTAGAACTCGTTATGAGTCTGAAGCACAATACCGATATGACAATGATCTTATGTCACCTCAAGAGGAGTATGAATATGAAGTATCGCAAGGTCTCCATAAGTGATATCCTTGGTCTGCCATCTTGCGTGCGCAGAATGTCAGGATATCGTGTGCTGATAGAACTATTGTACATTCTAGCACTGGTTCTGTTGTTTTTAATTCCAGCGATTGTCTGGCCGGCCTAATCTAACTAACCTGATCCTACATCATGCAGATTCTATGCGCCTATTCATCCATCACATTCACCTGTGAGCACTTCCCAGGAACTCTATCTTCCAGGGAATCATATCATCCGGTATTCGACATGCCACAGAAAAGATTACTTTCCAATCTCGGCAAGTGGTCTTCTGGTGGCCTCACACCTACCGATTCCTACTTAATGTTCCTTGCAGTTCTGCGGTCCACTGATCTAGTGGATTTCCGTGTTCCTGCAATCCGAACTGAGCGTACAGATTCCATCGTCGCGCAGAACATGGAAGCGCTAGCGCGCATTGTCATAAAACTGAATTCCGTCAGCAATCCTGCTGTTTGCTTTCCACATTACGTAATCTCTCCTGATACTCGCACGCTAGATAATGTGCGATACTGGATTGAGAACTGGCAGGATTCATACGCTGATTTTGTCGGTGGCCGAATTCGTGATATCGAAGGCCGCGAAGAATGGCGGAAACTTTCCATCAGAGAAGCAGCACTTCAGCGATTGATTAAGAATCCACATGTTTCCTTGTCCAGTATCGCTGGCAGAATAGCAGACTGGGCATCCATTGCAGGTAGTTTTCCTAGCCATGGAACCATACCCAGTCCATTCTCCGGTCTACAAATCACCGTATCTGACTACTGGAAGAATCTGATCGAGCTGTGCGCAAGCGAAACGAAACTATTCAGCATTCCACGCGATGATCTGCAAGAACTGCTAGATCATTGTGAAGAACACATTCCGATTGGATCAATCTACAGCAATGCACTGTTCAAGATCATTCGCCATGCGATGGACAGGCAGAAATCTTTCCTTGGCCTGGGTGATCTAGATATCTCACGATCCACCTATGAGATACTGACATCTACTGACAGTGTGGAAGATGCGAATCTCCGCGCCAGTATTCAAGCTGCACCGATGGAAGAACCACGACAGGAACAGTACGGAACGAAGTTCGAGTATCTGCGTGCGAAGCTGAGATATCAGATGGCACGGAAACACGGCATGAGGAATGACGGTGAAACTGGGAAGGAATGATATCATGATGCCTGAAGCAATTGCCGCACTTTCTAAGCCTGAACCGCAAATCAGTCTTACTGAGGCTGTCACAACTCACTTCCACATTCCCACAGATTACCTTCGTGTCTGTGATAAATACTATGTCCTATATTGGCAAGCGAGATTTGTATACACGCAACTTCTGCGGTCACCTAGGATAGTTCGGGAAGGAATTGCATTCGTTCCAGTCCTGCAAGAAGGTCTCAGCATGGAATGGATCGGACGTAATCCTGAAGTTCAACTTCGGCTATCATTCCGGAGAATCCGTGGACATAAGACAGGATATGTAATCATTCGTTCTTGCCCAATCGTAACCGGGAAAATCTAATGAACATCTTCGCACTAGATATCAGCCCACAACAATCTGCTCGCGCACACTGTGACGCCCACCTACATAAGATGATTCTGGAATCTGCGCAGATTGTCTCATCTGCATTCTATCTTCGCTCCTGGCAGCGTCAGTGGATGTATAAGCCAGCATATCTAACGCATCCTTGTGTCAAATGGGCCGCCGAATGTAATCACAATATCATGTGGATTCTAGACCTCGCACGCGAACTAGAAGATATCCGGCAGGAACTCGGCCACCCGTATCATTCCAGCACAGCTGTTATCAAATACGCATATGATTTTCTGCAAGATGAACTTCCATATGTGCGCAGTGATCTAGCTTATCCTCGTATCTGTGCAATGCCTGTTCACATCAAGATGCGCGGCGATATCAGCACAGAAGAAAAGTATCAAGCATACTACCGATGGAAGAATGAACAGTGGACGGCACTTGACAAGCGCCCGATGACATGGAACAATCGTCTTGTTCCCTCCTTCATGAATCTGTGAGGATACTATGAATACCTGTGTAACCTGTAAATATTGGATAAATCAAGCATCCTGCGTTCTGATTGGAGACGGCCCTTCTAGGCTGTATGCAAAAAGTATTATCAATTCAAATAGTAAACCTAACACCCGTGAAGCTTGGACAACGGACGCAGATTCTTATCATAGTGAACTTATAACGATGTCAACTTTTGGCTGCAATCAACACGAACCTGGAGAGCCTATCTATGACAATTCCTAATCAATCACGCATGCAAGAACTGCTTGCAGCATATCGTGCGAAGAAAGCGCTGGAAGTTCCAGTAATTTCTCCTGAACCCGTTCTGGAACCTGAGCCCGCCGAACCAGAAATTGCCCACAATCAAGTAATCGACCGATACGGTAAACTTATCACACTGAATGATAAGCAAATCGAATTCGTCCAGAAGGTCGGCCGTGAAGGTAATTCCGGTGTTCTAATCGGTGCTGCTGGTACTGGTAAAACTACCACTCAGTTCGCAGTCACGCAGGAACTTATTCAAGCCGGCCACGCAGGAATTCTACAAGCGGAGGATCATAAGCATCTTGTCAGTGGAACTCCTGGAATCGTAATCTGCGCCTACACTCGCCGAGCAGTTGCAAACATCAAGCGAAATCTACCGCACGATCTGCAATCTAACGCAATCACCGTACATAAGCTGCTGGAATATCAGCCAGTCTATTACGATGTAATGGATGAGAACACTGGTGAGAGCAAAACGAAGATGCAATTCGAGGCAACTCGACATGCAGGCCGCCCATTGCCCTCATCTATTCGATATATCATTGTCGAAGAATCTTCCATGCTCGGAACTGATCTATATAAGGAACTAATCAATGCCTGTCCTCATCAACCGAAATTCATTTTCCTTGGAGACATTCAACAGCTCCCGCCCGTCTTTGGGCCTGCAATTCTCGGTTTCAAATTACTGGAACTACCAGTGGTTGAACTCACAGAAGTGTATCGTCAGGCACTGGAGTCTCCAATTATTTCTCTGGCGCACAGAATACTTAGCGGTGTTCCGCTCCCGGCCACGGACTACCCACAATGGAAAACACCCGGAAAGCTGACAATCCATCCCTGGAAGAAGAAGATCGAAGCGAATCAGGCACTGAACACCGCAGGTATGTTCTTCAAAACTGCCTACGATAATGGTGCATACGACACTGAAGAAGATATCATCCTCATTCCATTCAACAAAGCATTCGGTACTGATGAACTGAACAAGATCATTGCGAACCATATCGCACATAAGCATGGCCGCACAGTTTACCAAGTGGTGGCGGGATTTAATAAGCATCACTTCAGTGTCGGAGATAAGGTACTGTATGACAAGGAAGATGCGACAATTATCGACATTCGTCCGAATGCTGCATACAGTGGTATCATGCCATGTGTTGAATCTCCGACTCTGGATTACTGGGGTTACGATTCTGCTGGAACGCAGCGTGCGGAAGTTTCGGATGATGCGATGGATTTCCTTCTGGCGCAGGTAGCAGTTCAAGAAGGGAAATCTGAGGAACGAGTCCGCCAGTGTTCCCATATCATCACGTTGAAGATGAATGATTCTGAGGTGGAAGTAAAGGTAGACACTGCTAGTGACGTGAATTCTATGTTACTGGGGTATGCAATTACGATTCATAAAGCACAAGGCTCGGAGTGGAGAAAGGTCTTTTTAGTTCTACACCAGAGTCATGCAACTATGATTCAACGTGAATTGTTATACACAGGTGTAACTAGGGCTCGCGAAGAGTTGTACGTGATCTGCGAGCCAGAAACCTTTACCAAAGGAATCCTCAGTCAGCGAGTCAAAGGTAACACGCTTGAAGAGAAGGCGATTTACTTTCAGGGGAAGTTAGAGTCTGGCTTTCAATTAGAAGGCTAAGCGGTTTGCCCTATCCCCAAGTGTACATATCTCACAAGGTTGTATTCTTGGGGCTCCTCAACCAGGAGTTTTTATGCGACACACCTCTCTAACAGGCAAACAGTTTGGACGTCTTTTTCCTTTGCGTCGAATAGGAACTAAACACGATTGCGCACTATGGCTCTGCGGGTGCTTGTGTGGAAATTATACTGAGGTAACAATAGGAGATCTAAATAGAAGAACCAATCCTAGACGTACTTGCGGAGCTTGTTATGACCATATACGTTACCCAAAAGAATATATAACTTGGCGTAATATGAAACGTCGTTGCTTCGATGAGAAAGACAAGGACTATAAAAATTATGGTGCACTAGGTATAAAAGTTTGCGAAGAGTGGAGATATAACTTTATGTCCTTTTTGCTGCACGTTAATCTTGCTCCCAATTCAGCATTAACATTGGATAGAATAGATAGTTCAAAAGATTATGAGCCAGGCAATGTGCGTTGGGCTACAAGAGAATTGCAGAATCTAAATAGAGTTACTACTCACACCCCCGCAGCAATCATGAGATTAGACTATCTGAAAGAGAAATACAAATGAATACCCCACCCTCACCGCCGCCAATCTTCACTCACCTACTCAACCCAATCCTACCTCCACACATCGTACAATCTGATGATCTACAACACCTGACTTGCCGCCGCTGTTCCGTGACAACAAATCTAGGCTACGAACCGAACTATCGGAAGTTCCTAGCAGAACATACACATCTTCCACCGTATCCATCTGCACCGCCGCCGAAACCTTGGCCATCGTATCCCTAACTTAGGAGAACATCATGATGAAATCACTTCAAGTGTCAAGAGTCTACGTCAATAGTCCTGAAGAAATCGCTCGATTCAGCGATCTTCAGGTAATGAAATCTGCTGCCGGTTATTACATCGGCACCGTATACAATGCAATCGAGGGCTGGCAAGCACCAGGTTCCCGTGATTCCGACTACTACGCAACCAAAGAAGAAGCGGACTACGCATTCCTATACCTAGAGAACCTTTGGATTCTGTGCAAAGATAAGCTGTGTCCGGAAGATATCGCTAACAAGTGGGCCAAGCAGATGTATACTCTTGGCAGAGATAAGAGAGGTGTCGGCTATAGATTCGAGCCGTGATATCATGGCAACTCTGACAATGCACACATTCAGCCAGTGTAAAACTTGGCCATCCTATCATGCAGCATATCTGTCCTGGATGCAGAAGGTGAATCATCCGGACCTCAGCCTCAGTAACTATAACGCATCAACTTGGAAGGAAAGGAATCTAAACAGACCTATCCCCATCTTAAATGAATCGGAATCTAAGAACCGATGGCCCCTTGACACGGCACCCGGCCCGTGAGATACTGCGAGCACTGGTTTAGGAAGTACCAGTCCTGAAACTTCCGAACTATCCACTTCCCAACCCAGTCCTACGGGACAGAAAGACTGAAAGATATGAACACCACCACTGCTCCTGCCGTCTCCCTGGTTGAAATGAAGTTCCGTTTCAAGAAGGACAAGATGGGTAATACGCGTCCGACCGTGGAGCTGAAGAATATTCCCGTGCCGAACGAAAACTATGTCATCACCATCCTGGAAAAGGGCGGCAAGGAACTGAAGCTGCTTCTGGAAGTGATGGCCGGCACGGTTCGTTCTGCCGCCGCAGCAATCGTTTCGGACGATGAGAAGATCACCGCCGATAACTTCCCGATGGAAAAGGTTTCTTGGGAAGCGATTGCCAATCAGGAACGCGCTGAACGTGCTACCATCTCCGCTGAAACCTGGGAAGCCTTCGCTAAGGAATACCTGGAAATCATGCCTGCGCTCACGAATAAGACTCCCGAGCAACTGGGCAATGCGATTCAGGTGTATCTGAAGAAGTTCGCCATCATCAAGACGAACAAGAAGGTGCTGGAAAAGCTGAAGGAACAACTCACCATCTTCGTGGAGAACACCAAGAATGGTGAGGACTTCGCGGACATCATCGAACTGCTGCAAGGTAAGCTGGAACTGTACCTGAACAGCAACGACGTGGAACTGCTGGTTGCGAATCTGTGATGATCTTCGCGGGCTGACACAGTTATCGGACTAAACCCGCGTCAAGCTCTAGCTAGTGAGTACCTAGCAGTCCCGTGGGATCCGGGACACATCCTGGGCACGATGTAAAACTGCCCACTATCCATCATAGTACACATTAGATGGTAACTTCTGGTGCCGCGAGATTATCACCGTTCTCTCCCACGGTGTGGCCAGAATGTCGAAGCATAAAAGTTTCTGCCGGGTTAACATGCTCAGCTTAGGTAGAAATGCTAGTGTGTACTATTATGGGTAAGCACCTTGTCTCTCAATCTAGGTCCTAGGCAGTACGAGCCTATCTGGACAAAACTAAAAGCCCTGCCAGCTAAACAAGCTGCGACGCAGGGCGTATCTGTAACTGCGCCACGAGTTTTGCATAAGCGAATCGTGAAAGCGGTGGTAAAAGAGAAGTGGCTTGATCTGGGATACAAGATGGAAATAGAACCTAAGCACGCGATTATGTATCATGCGCGCTCAGGTTCTATTCTCACGTTCTATCTTCGGATATACAATGCGAATCATTCTGGCTGTCCGTTCACTGAAGCGGACTTTTGACCCCGGCAACACGAAAGGAACACATCATGGCAACAGCAACTGAATTCATCAAACTTACCGGCGCACTTCTACGGGCCACGGATAAAGCAGTTCACTTCCGCGTAGAAGAAGTTTCCGGCACAGCTCTAGAAGATCCTGTCACACACTGGTTCCCGATTTCCCAAATCAGTAGTCAGACAACTGGCGATGCTGAAGGTCGGGATCATATCAAGGTAGCAGAATGGATCTGCCGCTCGAAAGAACTTGTATGAGCACAACACAAGATCAAACAGCATATCTGCTAGGCGAAAAAGTCGGTGAACTATCTGCCGCACTTCTTGCCCGCCATCCGAAGATGCCAACACTTCTGCGGGAGATTCATCAAACGCTTAGCAAATACCCAGAACAAGTTACCCTCATGAGTGAGGAAGACATTCATCAGGTAGTAGAAGGTCTGAAGATCCAAACAGGTGTGGAGTTTGCAGCAACTGTCACGAAGCCAAGCGCTGCGAAATCTATCAAGGCGAAGATTGACAAGCTTGGCGATGACGCATTCTAGGGCCTGTCCCTATGGATACACGGACAGAACTATCATTCCGAATATACATTGCAGGACTGTCAGCCGGACTTCTATCTCGTACATCCAGAGAACTGATCAATTGGCTAGATTGTTCTTCTCTAGAAGATAATCCTGATCGAGAATCATATGGCCCACTCATACAGGAACTATACTTATGCAGTCCATTGAAGACTTTCTCTCAGATACCGTATCTGATATGGGATCTATCGGTGGCGCTGTCACTGGATTTCTCGATGAGAACTCAGATGGCGCTTCGAGAACTATATTCCGCGAGCCCGGATATGAGGGAACAACTGACTACCGGATTCGCCAACTTAGCTACTCGTCACTTCTCACACTGCACTCGTGCCCGAGAAAATTCCAACTTAATAGATTACGAAGCACTCACAGAACCGAAGAAGATCAGCGATCCAGCATCACATTCGCCTACGGCCATGTCGTCGGAGAAGCTATCCAACTTGCGCTCACTGGTATCAGCAAGGAACAGATAATCTGGAAGATGTTCCTAATGTGGCACACCGATCTGTTAGCGCGGGACGACAAAGGAAACAAGAGCTTCTGGGAAGCAATCACGGCACTAGATAGATTCACAGCTCTGCGTGAGCAAGGATTCCTCAATGAATACGAACTGGTTTACTTTCAAGGTCGCCCTGCTTGTGAGTTGTCTTTCTGTATTCAGCTCCCTGATGGGTTCCGTCTACGTGGGTTTGTTGATGCGGTCTTACGTCATCGAATCAGTGGAAAAATCCTTGTGCTTGAATGTAAGACCACCGGATCATCAACACTCAATCCAGCAGCCTATAAGAACTCCGCGCAAGCAATAGGATATTCCATCGTTCTGGACCACATGTTCCCGGAGATGAGTTCATATGAGGTGCTGTATCTTATATACACTACTAAGGACAGGGAATATAATCCAATTCCATTCACCAAAACATACCTGCAACGAGCGCTGTGGATAAGAGAGCTTCTGCTGGATGTGGAAATGATCAAGCTGTATGAAGCCGCAGAAGTCTATCCGATGCACGGAGAAAGTTGCTACAGCTTCTTCCGGGAATGTGAGTTCTTCCAGACTTGCACACTCAGTACGGATTACCTGACGAAACCGTGTACGCCGGAAGAAGAAGATAAGACGGAATATCAGGTAGTCATTGGGCTGGCTGATTTGTTGGACACACAATTGGAGAAACTATCATGACGCATCTAACTATAGATCATCTCAACTGCTTGCTTGATTTTCGAAGCAAAACAAGTAAATTTCATCTTCTATCTGCTACCAAACAAAAGAAAGTTAATGATCTAGTAGCTGTAAAGTGTCTACAATTTGGAGAAGAGGATAATGATACCGTGTGGATTACTCAACTCGGCAATCATGTAATAACAAGTGCATTCACCGAATGGCTTAACGAAATAAAGGCCTGTCAATGAAACTCTCACACAAAACCGCATCCAAATCCCACCGCGTCCTACTATTCGGACCGCCGAAATCCGGTAAAACTCAGCTGGCTGGTGAACTTTCCCGAGCATTCAATCTAATCTGGTTCGATCTGGAAAATGGTGTCGATTCCCTTCTCAAGTTGCCGCAGGATCAACAGGAACGAATTGAAGTCATCAGTCTTCCTGACACTCGGTCATATCCAGTCGCAATCGAAACTTGCCTCAAGGCAATAAAGGGTGGACGTGGAAAGATATGCGAGCTGCATGGAAAGTGGAACTGCGTGTCGTGCAGTAAGAATCCGGAACTTACGCCGTCAGTTGAGATCTGTCTGTCTGAGCTACCTCTCGACACCATCGTAGTATTCGACTCGCTTACCCAGCTAACCAATAGTGCAATCGCACATATCACCAAGAACCAACCGGAAGATTACAAACTCGAATATGATGACTGGGCAAATCTCGGCAAACTGATGGATGTATTTCTCAGCCACGTACAACAAGCTGGTTTCCATGTTGTATGTATCAGTCACGAAACCGAAGTGAAGATGGAAGATGGCAAAGATAAACTTGTCCCTACAGCAGGAACTAGAAACTTTAGTCGGAACACTGCGAAGTATTTCGACGAGGTTGTCTACTGTGAAGTTAAGAACAAACGACACGTCGCTGGTAGTTCCACTACGTACAACAGTAACATCCTTACTGGAAGCAGAAGCGGAACTTCATTGGAAGCTGCAACAGAAGCCAGTCTCGTCCCAATCTTTAGAGGAGAAAGAATCACGGTCAATCCTGCTACAGCAAACACTCCCGCAACTGCCGCCGTTTCCGGGCTTGCAGCACTCCGAGCCAAAATGAATGCAGCCGCCCCATCCACTGACAAAGGAAACACCAAATGATCGAACATGTAATTGATCGCTACAGTGTAAGATGCAAACTCATCGGTATTCACGGTCATGCAGGCTCTGGTAAGGACACTGTAGGTTCCTATCTACATAGTACTCGTGACAACACTTGGAAACTATCATTTGCAGATCCTCTGAAGGAAGCTGCATCTAAGATGTTTGGCATTCCAGAAGATGACTTCTATGATTCTGATGTAAAGGAACGACCTGATCCATTTTGGAATGTATCTCCTCGTCAGGTTGCACAGTTCTTCGGAACTGAAATGGTTCGAGAAACTATCCATCGACTTCTTCCTGACACTGGCCAGAAGTTCTGGATAGAGCGAATGGTTCACAGACTCACCGGTTACGGCGATGACACAATCTATGACGAAGATGATGTAGTTGTGATCTGTGATGTTCGATTCCAAAACGAATATCAATGGATCATCGAGAATGGTGGCATCATCATCCACTTGACACGACCAGGAGCAGAGGGTACAGTAGGAATTCCATCCCATCAATCTGAGTCTGGAATTGATTCTACCTCTGATCGTAGTTACTTTGTCAATAACGATTCAACCCTGGAGGAACTGTATGCACGAATAGACAGCATTGTGACATTCGCAAACATCTATCCCCTTTCCAACCCCGATGCATTCTAACAAGCATCAACTCTCTAACTAACTGAAAGACTCAAATGGCCTCACAAGACAATTTCGACATCGACGCAATGCTGGACGGCACTCTGGATGATCTGGCCGACCTGCCGGAATTCAAGCCGTATCCGGTTGGTACGCATGCTGTAATTCTGACGATCGTCGATAAGACTGCGCCGAAGGACCGAGTGAATAACCATCCTGGTTTTGAAGTCAAGATGAAGGCAGTCGAGACTCTGGAACTGGCGAATTCCGATGATACTCCGCTTATCGCTGGCGCAGAGACCAGTGTGCTCTATCTGCTGGACAATCCTATCGGCCAAGGTAGCTTCAAGAAACTGCTTGCAAGTGCGGCCGAACACTTCGGTGCTAAGAGCAATCGTGAACTGATCGCCGATCTGCAAGGTGCGACTGTTGCGGTAGTTACGCGGCAGCGCCAGAATAAGGAGAAGACACAGACGTATACGGATATCGTGGAAATGAAGGTGGCATGATGGCAGCCGGTTGCATGGTAGGAACGGACTATCAAAATCTCGCAGAACAAAATGCGCAGTATGCCAAGGTTCCACGCACACTCGGTGAAGTCTGCGATCAACGAATCGAACGAGCGCGCAAACAAGTGGAACGACTTTGCATTCAGAAAGCCAAGCTGGAAGCAATGAATCTGCTGAATCATCCGTACACGGAAATGCGTGATCTGATCAACGGTGAGCCGTTCTAAGATGTTCATGACCAAGATGTTCTAACATCATATACCTTCCCTGAGTCACAAGCTCTCGGAGGGTATATTCGTTAGTGCTTCCAGTGAGGTAATATGCTTACAAAAACTTTGTCAGATGGTAGCCTTCTTTTGTTCGATGTGCAAGATGTAGTTACTGCCAATCTATACGGCTGGTGTAAACATTCTGGTGGATATGCTGTTGCTAGTAAGCTCGTGTCGGGTGTTTGGACAAACATCTTGTTTCATCGAGAAGTTACAAAGTGTCCAATAGGTTTTGTCGTTGACCACATAGACGGCAATAAATTAAACAACATACGGAGTAATCTTCGCATCTGCACGTATGCTGATAATATTCGCAGTCAATTGAAAACTTTGAAGCCTACTTCTTCGCAATACAAAGGAGTAGTTTTTAATAAAGATTGCAATAAATGGCAAGCTAATATCACCGTAGGCAACAAGCTCAAGTATCTTGGACTGTATGCCAAAGAGCTTGAAGCGGCTCGTGCTTATGACAAAGCAGCCCTGCAACACTTTAAAGAGTTTGCTCAGGTAAATCACTATGACTAGCCTCATCTGTGCTTTCATTGGAACAGCCGACGATAAAGAGTTTCTGCCTTATTTGAAGAGTTTTTTCAATGGTCACACAACCTACGTCTGTCTGGAACCGATCACACTGCTAACACATCTGGAGATGTATTGTGAGAAGCGATCAGTCACTAGAGTTGTATGTACTTCAGTTCCCCTCCTTCAGAAACTTGTCGAACGAGCAGGTTCCACCGTTATCCCAAAGTCTATCTCCGACTATGCAGGATCTGTGTTTCAATATCGGAATGTTGAACTGGTGTTCATTAATCCTCTCCGTCAACTGTTCACAGTCCCCTACGGCAAGTTTCTTGCAGCCAGATACATCAGTAAGATATGTGCGGCAGAATCCTGGCAGGAAGCTACCCAATTCCAATGGAGCGTTCTAGATGCGCCCGCCAAAATCGAAGCTGCCTATCATGATCTATCTCAAGCCTACGCTATTGCAGCGGATATCGAGACATTTCAAACGCCCCTCTCGATCCGATGTATCGGTTATTGCGGCGTGTTCATTGGCGATTCTGGGAGGCTGGTTACTAGGTCTTATGTCCTTCCCCTGGATAGCGTGTTCAACCTTCTGTGGATGCGGAAGATAAATGATCTGCCCGCCCAGAAGATCTTTCAGAACGGAAAATATGACAACGCCTACCTTCTTCGTTATAACGCACCAGTGCGAAACTGGCTCTGGGATACTCAACATTTCTTTCACTGTTGGTATTCCGAGCTACCAAAAGATCTTGCTTTCCTTAATGCCTTCTTTCTACGAAAGGTGGTATATTGGAAGGATCTCGCGGAAACAACAGACCTTTATGAGTACTATAAGTACAATGCAATGGATACCTGGGCCACAGCAAACGTGTGGATTGTCCAACTTCTCACCGCCCCCGACTGGGCCAGACACAATTATACACTAGAGTTTCCGCTGGTGTTTCCTTGTCTGCTTGCGGAAATGACAGGATTGAAAAGAGACCATGACGCCCTCATTGTTGCTAGACGTCAGATTGATAGCGAGGAAGCAGTTGCCTTGTCTTCCCTTCAGCGCATGCTTGGTGCGCCGACCTTTAATCCTGGCTCACCTCCGCAAGTCAAGAAACTTCTCACACTTCTTGGCTGCGCAGACATTCCATCTACGGACGAGAAGAATCTGGCCAAAGCGAAACTTCGTCATCCGCTGAACGCTAGAATTCTCGATTACGTTCTAGAAATTCGTGGCTTGAGAAAACTAGCAACAACATATCTTCGTACTGATGACGATAAAAAGAAGGAGAGTGATGATGAAGGCGGTGCAAAAGAGTTCCACGGCAGAGTTCTTTATAACCTCAATCCTCATGGTACAGACACCGGAAGGTTGGCTAGTAGAGAGCACCACTTCTGGACTGGACTACAAATACAAAACATTCCTCGCGGCGAGCCCGGAAAGCCTAGCCACACCAAGACAACAATCTGCGCCGACAAAGGTTTCTACCTTGGCGAATGCGATCTTGAGCAAGCTGAATCCCGTGACACAGCGTACATTTCTGGAGATACCGCACTTATTGCTGCCGTTAGTGGGACACGCGACTTTCATAGCCATAACGCATCCGCATTTTTTGGTCGCCCTTATGAATCTATCTACGATGATTCCAATGGGAAGACTAAAGATAAGGCGCTCCGAGATCTCTCGAAAAGAACTAACCACGGAGCTAACTACAACATGGGCCCGGAAGTAATGGTAGATACGATGGGATTAGATAAGGTGTGGATGGCGAAGAAGTTGTTGTCCTTACCCTATGTGGCAGCAGCCGCCGTAGCTGAACATCTGCTTACGAAATTCCATCTGACCTATCCGCGCCTTCGTGGCCCGATTCATATTCGGAACGAGCAAGTCCGAATGGTACTTGATCTGCCAAAGTGTGAACACAAACTCTACTCACCAGGAACATACTATGCGTCCGTTGCCTATGAAGTCACAACAACTCGTAGACTTACATCGCGAGCTTACCACCATACAGAGACTAATCGCCTCGTATATGGTGATGGAGAGCAAGCAGTTCATGCATACATCGAGTCCGGAGATTGGACCCGCTACTGCTTTGGAAAACCAGATAGCAGCAAGCCTGATCTCAACGCACTCGTTGCTCACTGCCCTCAATCCCTTAATGCGCGAACACTTAATGAAGCGTGGCTGAGAGTGTTTTATGAAGTCGCATTACCCAACCCAGACACATTCAGACTTCATGCTCAAATCCATGACTCAATCCTCTTTTCCTACAGATATGGTCATGGGTATCTTACGAATCAAGTGCGTAGCTGTATGGAAATTCCTGTCACAGTCCGCGATATATCTGGAACTTATCGAACCTTCACAGTCCCGGCAGCCCTGAAGATTGGCAAGCCTGGAAAACCCGCAGTTTATTGGAGTGAGACCGAATGATTCACGTACGCACTTGGGTAGGCGATGACGTAGTTCCAGAAGATCCTACACTGCATTTCTATGTCAGTGGGCGCGTCGACCTCCTGAAACTACAAGCCCTACTAGATCGTGCTCTAAATTGCGCACCAGAGTTCGGTGCAGATTGGTTCGCACTGTCTAGTAAGCTGGATCAGTTTTTGGAGTCGCAAGGTATTTCTCGCCCAACAACTGCACCATAACAACCACCACGCCCTGAAAGGCAGTAAATCATGAGCACACTTCAGTTTGCAACACAGGTTATGACACAAGTTGTCTGGCACTCCGAATCTTCAGACAGTTACATCGAAGACATGAAACAATTTGGTTGGACAGTTTCTGAAACCTCTACCTGCCGCACTAAATTACACGAACAAAAAGTCACTGTACTTGTCCGAATTTGTTCGTACTCTGAAATTCAAACTATGGGCGGCGGTCCCGCTTTTGTAAAACTAGTTTGAATAGTTTTCTCCTCAACCTGGAAAGCACATGAAGGAGGACTTCCTCTCCAGCTACATTGAATACTGCGGACAGACTGAGGTCCCTGCAATATTCAATCGCTGGGCTGCTATCACAGGGCTCGGCGCAATGCTAGGACGACAATACCATTTCGATCACGGACATTTCCATATCTATCCGAATATATATTGTATGCTCATTGGCTCCGCCGGAACTCGCAAAGGAACTGCAATCAAGCTAATGAGGAAGCTAGTAGAACAAACAGGTTATAATAAGTTCGCAGCAGAGAGAACAAGTAAAGAAAAGTTCCTTCTAGATCTGGCAGGTGAAGGCGATCACGGAGAACTGATGACGCCGGAACAATTGCTAGATCAGAACCTATTTGGTGACGCCTCGTCGAAAGCAGACTGTGAGATGTTTGTAGCAATCGACGAGTTTAATGACTTCATCGGGAATGGGAATATCGAATTCATTTCCATGCTCGGCAACATGTGGGATTACCATGGACTATATAAGAATCGAATCAAAACAGGGAAATCAGTTGAAATCAACAACCCTACAATATCAATCATCGGAGGGAATACACCCACCGGGTTTTCACTTGCATTCCCTACTGATATCCTCGGCCAAGGATTTTTCAGTAGACTTCTCCTTATCTACGCAGACCGAACAGATCGACGAATCACATTCCCTCCACCCCCTCCCCAGGAATCCACTAAACGACTTCTTGAACTGCTCGCAAGAATCAAACAAACAGCAATCGGAAGCGCAAAACTCACATCTGGAGCAGAGAAACTCCTTGATAAAATCTATCAACGAAACCTTGCAGTCGATGATGTCAGATTTGAGTCTTATTCAAATCGACGCTTCACACATCTACTCAAGCTCTGCGTGTTGGCCAGTGCAGCGAGAGCAAGCTCTAAACTGGAGGAGGCAGATGTTATATATGCAAACACAATTCTCAGCGCTGCAGAACATTCTATGCCCCGCGCCCTAGGAGAGTTCGGAAAAGCAAAACATTCCGACGTCAGCCACAAGATAGTGCAACTGGCAGAATCAACCCATCAAATCCTGACCTTCAAAGAAATCTGGAAACATGTATCGAATGATCTGGAGAAGATGTCAGATCTAGGTACGTTGCTACAGAATCTTGTGGCGGCTGAGAAGCTGCAACTTGTTCCCGGAAACAAAGGTTTCCTCCCGAAGAGAAAAGTTCTGGAAGAGACTGATTCCTCAATGATCGATTACAGTCTGCTATCCGCAGAAGAAAGAGCGTGCATTAAATGAACACCCCCGCCCTCGGACAAACCTCTGCGCCGGAAGATTTCTCCGGCCATCCCGGTGCGAACAGCTTCGTGTGTATTCGGCTATCCGATCAAACTATCGAAACACTGCGATACGATGCCTTCGTCGCAATGCTATTCAAGACGCAATCTTTCGCAATGATGCAACTTCATGCAGCTCTCGGTGTTGCAGGAGAAGCGGGTGAACTTGCAGATGTTGTGAAGAAAGAAGTCATCTACGGCAAGGAGCATGATCGCACACATCTAGTGGAAGAACTAGGTGACCTGCGATTCTATATCCAAGCTGTTATGAATCTTAAGGGGATCAGCGAACAAGAGGTACTGCAACAAAATGCGAACAAACTTTGTGTGCGATACAAGCAACTTCGGTATAGCGATGAAGCGGCAGTCAAGCGGGCTGATAAAGAAGGAACATCCGAATCCTAATCGCAGAACAAAGATGTCCATTGAAGCGATTGCTTGGAAACAGTTAATCGCTTTGATGTGCACAAGACAGGTGTGTAGACGGGAGATGAGAGAGCACACAGGTCTTTCTCAGACAACAATAAATCGGTGGCTAGCAGTTCTTCACACTCACCCCCGAAATCTCATATACATCTCGGAATACAAACGATCTGCAACAGTAGGTCCATACACGGAATACTACTCATTCGGATTCTGTGAGTATGATGTTCCACGTCCAGCAGCACTAACCAAAGTGCAGCGGAATAAGAGAGCAAGAATCAAGGCCGCAGTGGCCGCAATCCCGAAACAACCAGGAGTTATTACTCATGTCACCTCTGATTCCTAGTACAGATCCTGTACATTTCATGGTCGATCTGGAAACTCTAAACACCATTCCATCAGCAGTCATTCTTTCCATCGGCGCCTGTGTTATTCCTGTACATATGGACCCGGCAGATGGAGATGTATTCTATGCGGAAGTTCATGTAGATAGTCAATACATGCGCACGAAATCCTTGCAGACAATCGAGTGGTGGAAACAGCAATCGAACTGTCCAGACAGAGGAACAACGTCACTCACTGACGCACTCCGTTCTTTCCGTGAGTATCTTCTCCGAATCACTAAGCGCCCAATCATCTGGTGCAAAGGAACTGATTTCGACACCGCAATCCTAGCGCACGCATATCGGCAGCAAGGTGTTGATGCTCCGTGGAAATACAATGATGTACGAGATTTCCGTACGATCAAGAAGATGTTCTCTGAGTCTCTTGTTGTGACCTCGCCGAACCTGAATCCACACAATGCACTGGCAGATGCAGTTCATCAAGCGAAGGAACTTCAACTTCTTGGATTGGCACTAAGATGAGCGAACCAACGCGCCGACTAGCTATCGAACTATTTCCACAAGAAATTCTCGATCTGCACACAGAAGTTCGCAAGCATCCTGATCTTCTCCAGAAACTTTATGATCAGGATAACAAGGATGTGTACATCCAGATCCTAGAAGTAGCAACACATTGTGAGATTGCAGTAGCTGGCACATTCACACATCAGGATATGCTCAATCTGTGTACAATGCTAACGAAGAAGTTGTATAGCATGAGAAGTATAATTGTGCTACCGAACTGATTACGAAATCGACAGACGTAAAAATGCCCCAGTTGGAGTGATCCTTCTGGGGCTTTTCTTTGTCTGGTGCCGACGACTCAGGGAACTGGATATTCTTTCGGACCCTCAAACCAATCTGTATCCTGTCGTCTGCGATAATGAATGCTAGCTACTCCTAGTAGATCTTCAACACTCATATCTTTCAAATCTGCTGCAGGATTCATAGCAGCCTGATACCAATATGCACCTTTGAGAGCTTCTTTAGCTACCTTATTCCGAAGTACAACTGGATACAGATGTAGATTAGGTAGGTGTAGTGGGAGGGAATTCTCGATCAAGGCCATCGCAGAGTTCCCGAGCAAATGTGAGGAAACCTTCTACATCAGTAGCAACTCTACCAACCAAACAGTGGCACAAAATTGTTTCAAATCGTTGCACTTCTGGAGGCCTCAAGTATTGTCCGCCTGCGCCGGTTTGTAAATCTGCGATTCTTTTTGTAGCCGCTGCATGAAGTTCCATGGCAACAACTCTACGTTCTTCAAGTGCCGCAGTAGTTACTGGTGTAGTAGTAGGAACTGGAATATTTTCAACTGTCATCACGTGTCCTTTGTGTAATCGTACAGGAAAGAATCTCACAAACCAATTCGCATACCCATATAAATTCCAGCCTGTCTATTTGGAACTATAGGAGCACCAGACCAATCGAGTCTTGCATTTTGCCCGTTGAATGTATAGTAACCCGGATCGACACTAAGAGTGTATGCCGCAGGAACTCCAATACTAAACGTGACTTCCTGACCAGTTAGGGCAAAGCTACCCATTTCGGCATTCATTGCATAATCTGCAAGAGCATCTTGGCCGTTCCAAGAATAACTGCCGGCATCCACCTGGAGAGTAAATTGCCCTGGAGTGTCCTTCTGTAGTACAGCAGTTTGCCCTGTTAATGCATAAGAACCAAACTCTGCAGTTAGAACACGAGTGGCACGAAGCCCAGCGTCTTGTCCTGTTAGGGCCAAAGAGCCTTGGTCTGCAGGAAGAGTAAATCCAGAAGGGGTACGAGTAATAGGGTGCGCAGCAGGAGAAGTTGTTACTGTTCCGGTTGTCGTAAGGGTACGTGTCCCACCGATACTTGTTAAATCAGTATTGTCATACAAAATCCACCCATCAATCCAGCCTACCTCATCTTCAGGAAGCCCACCAGCAGCAAGCGTGTCATAAAGTGTGTCAATATCTGCATCAGTTCTTGAACCAACAGCAATAGCATGAAACTCAGCTACATCACCATTCAAAGGCCAAATAATCGTATTGTTATACGCCATTGCCCCAATAGTGACTGTGTCATGATTAGATACTTGATCTGTAATAGCATCTGTGCTGTTACCTTGGCTGTTATCCCCGTAGTAACATTGACTTCTATTTGTGCCACTTGTTCTAAAAACCCCCATCCCTAAACGCATTGTTGCATTTAGTGTTGGACCCGTTTTTACAGCTCCAGCAGATTGCCCTGTTGCCCAAGCTGTAGCAACAGTTACGTTTCCATTTGTTAATGGAGCAATAACGTTATATCTATCGTCTCTGGAAGCTTGACTTTGTGAAACCCAAGCTTCAGTTGTCCCTGTTGGGGATTGACCACCCCAAACAACAAGAATAACATCTAAGTTATCATAAAGTCTTCCAGAGTAAGTAAGACGTGATGAACCATTAAATCTAACAGCCATTACACAGTCCTCAAAAAGTAAAGATTAGCTGAAGAACGAGAAAGTAGGATAAACCCGCCGTAGTTAGGAAGGTATTTGAATCTGTTCTGCACACCTGCAAAATTGAAAGCGCCTTTTGTCCCTGGCGCTGCAGTAGGGGTAACTGCTCCTCCGATATTCAGAATTTCCATATCCCATTCTGTTCCTGCATTAGGAGTGATTGCAAACATCTTCTTCGTATCACTATAGCATTCATAGAACAAAAATCTATCGTTAGGAGCATCATAATCCATAGCAGCATATTGAGGAGCGTCAGACTCAAACTCAGCTACAGCAGCAGCGCTTCCAGCGCTAAATGTGATAGCTGTTTGTGTTGTCCCATTTTGCTTGATTGCTCGAATGTCAGAAGCTGATCCTTCACCATCTCCACAAGAAAGTCCGAAGAGTTGATTTCTTGGACTATCCCAAGCCCAAGGATAACGAACAGAAGGAGACACAGGGGAAGCAATTGGTGTTGACCATGTATTTGTAGCTACCGTGTATTTAGCTGTAGCTCCTGTCGTGTGTAAGAAGCTCCAAAGATTTCCATCTCCATCTTGTGCGGCTAAGTAATACCCGCTAGGTGTAAGAGATGTATAGCCACTTCCACTTGTTCCTGGAGAACCTGCAACAATACCGTCCCAAGTGTCTGTATCAAGATCAAAAGCATCGACTGTATTGAGATCAAGAGCACCGTTGAATGTAAATCTACACCCACCAAGCAAAACCTTATTACCTGGGATTGTGTGGATAAAGTGGTAGGTATGGCGACTCGCAGGTTTTCCATCCGCGTAATAGGCCACATCGTTTGTTCCACTTACACTCGATTCCATCCTTGTCGTCCAAGAGGGAGAATTCTGTGAAAGGTCTAAAGAGACAACACGGTTATCTAAACCGCTCCCGTGACCACCTGCCGCAGCAATAACTATTTTAGTCCCAACAATAGCAATACCACTAAACGCATCAATAGCTGCTCCCCCGGCACCAGAAGTGCCAGAGATTTCTATAAATTCATTTAACGGAGCATTCACTCTCCAGGCTGGCAATGGATCAGCGCCAATTCTCAGTGCATAGTTTGCCATTGCCTACTCCCGGATTACGACAACTGAGCCACACCGTTAACGGCGCTGAAGTCCACAGTGAATGTTTCACCGTTTGCCAGACTGATGCTCGAACCATAATTCCACCAACCAATCAGCGGATCGGCGGGGCTAGTAGGAGTATCATTATATAGCACAACATATTGGAACGGGCCGACAGCCCCAGTAGCCGTGAGAACCAGATCAGCCAGGATCAGCTTCAGCGTACCACTGGTTTGTTCGCAAGAAGTTGTGGTCACATTATACGGAGTAGCGCCAGAAAGATTCGTAGTCGCTAGCGGAGAAGTTAGATCCGCGTACACCGAATTACCTGCGACAGGTGCAGTATTCGTGAGAGCAATCTTCAGCTGATCCGTTGCAAGGTTGTGAACCTTCTTTGCCAGATCTTCAACGAACTGGTCGAACTTGTTAAAAGTAGCCATTGTAGAGAACTCCTAGTATGAGGGAATGAGGAAAGGAGAGAGGAAGAACAGCCTACCACAACGCCACAATATCTGTGGCACCTGTAGCAGCCATCACTTTCGTGACACGAATTGGAAGAATACCTACAGGAACATTCGGAAAAGTGATGGTGTTCTCACTTCCGTACATCTTGACAACTACATCACCTGTTCCACCGATGTACAGTGCACGAGTAGGTGTCAGTACCACATCATCATCAGGTGTCACAGCTACAGCAAAAGCTGCAGGATCAGATACATAACTCATTTCACGGCTCCATTCCCTTTCGGGGCGCAGATTTGTTTGTGATCAGCTTCTGCCAGTGGAGTGACAATTCCAAAGAATCCCCACATAGAAGCCACGAAACTTTTGTCCTGACTTACCGTACAGACTACACGATTTGTCAGAGATTCTTTGATGGTGGTGCAGCCGCCTGTAGTGGTCAGTGCCATAAGAGTCACCAGCCAGACTTGAATTGTATCTCTCACTCGTCACCGCCCATGAGAAGTTGAACCTTGTATGAGAACGGATTCGAAAGCGAGCCTTGAATCTGTTCCGCCTGAGAAGTGTTTGCAGATCGGTAAAGATCCATCATCCACTTATTAAAACCTTTCTGCTTTCCACCAAGCTCAGCGTACTGCTTAGCGAACTGCATGATCTGTTCTTCGCTCGGCTGGTTTCCTTGAATCAGCGTACCTTTGATTGTCTCTGTCAATCCTGCCATGTCTTTGCGTCGTGCAGCTTCATAAGCTTTCACACGATACATGGAATCATTTACGACAGCTTCATCAATTGGTCGCCCACCTGCCAGTCTTGTCAGTGTAGCAAGGCTCATCAGATCATTCTGATAGAGGATAGTGCCTTTGCTGCTGGTGGAATAAACTTGTCCATCCGGGCCAAGTGCCTGCAGAGTTTGTGCGAAACCAGCAAGAGGGCGACTGATGCCATTATGCTCCACACCTTGCAGGAGAGATTCCCACACTGCGCCGCCACCAGCAATTCTTTTACTGGTCTCATACATTGAGCCGAGAAACTTACCCCAGCCTTGAACTAGCGGAATCTCTTGCAGTGTGGTGGGCAGAATTGTCAGATGGCGAGGATTGATATCGCCGCGAGAATAGATGTTAGTTTGCAGGATGTTCGAGGGAATGCCGTACAGAATCCAGTCACCTGCAGTGCGGCCGACAGTTCCGTAGACTGCATCATACGTATCCCGATGCTCTGTGTTTCCACTCATCTGTCCAATGATATGGACGTTCATGAACTGGAACGCCGGCATAGATTGCAGACCGTACAGCGTAGATTGCAGGCCGGCCAGCATTGCCAGATCCTTACCGCGACCTTCGCCAACATACCGAAATAGTTGCTGCAGAAGGTTGAACTGGTAGGATTGGAACAGAGAAACTGCTTGACCAATCGGACCTTGGAAGATCAGCGGACGCTGACTGGCGATGATGTTCCCTTCCACTCGATTCACGAATGTACGGATGTAAGTGCGGGCAGTCGCATCGTCCATCAGTCCGTGCTTGATGGCAACACTGGTAATCTGATCCATTACATTCGCACTGATGAACCTGTTGAATTCTTCTGCACGAACGTTCTGAGTCAGTTTCTCACCCTTCTCAAGCGTGTCCCCGATCATTGATTTAGCGCGAGCATACGCAGTGTCCATCTTACGCGTTAGATCACTGACACTTTCAGTTCCATGCAGTGTAATGTCATCTACAAGCATCTGAAGCTGATCGGCACGAGACTTGATAAGTCCCATATCCCGATACTTCGCCATCGCTAGTTCACGAGAGTCTTTCTTCCAGTAGTTAGAGATAGCATTACTGGCTAGCTTTGTTGGAGAGAGAATCTCACCAGGTGCCCCGGGAGTTGCGACTTTCGCAAGCTTCGCCAGATCGCCGGCTAGCGCAGTGTTGCCTTCTGCGATTGCGCGAGTGATCAGTTTCAGCTCAGTGCCGCGTAGCATTGTGGAGCCGATAGCATTATTCAGTGCGTTCAGAGGATCAAGTCCGAGAGTGAACTGACTGAGAAGCGCATTCGCCTGCCGCACGAACTTAGTAAGTTCTCCCTTTGGTGCGGAGTGGTTCGCTAGTGCGTGAAGCGCCGCATCGTAATATGCAGGCTTCATTCCATAGCGATCTAGTTCCGCGTTCACGCGCTCTAGATCCGCAGGACTCTTAGTGCCGATGAAGCTATCACGAATAGCACTGTAGGCTTTCGAGACAGCGGTATCTAGCTGAGTGTTGAAGCTGTACAGTAGTGGGTATTCATTTGCCTTCGTGATGTTCAGTGCTGTCTTGATCTGATTCAGGAACGGATTCTGAGATACATTCTCCAACAGATCAGATCGGCTAGCGAATCGTGAACTCTCAACTTTCGAATACTGGCGGCCCATGTCTTCCAGCGCCGCGAATGGAGCTTCATAGCGAAGTCGAATAGCTTCCTTTACTAGAAGATTCGATTCACGAATATGCTGTTGAAGCACATCGTCAATAATCTTCTGCGGATCAGATTTCGGGAAGAAATTACTGAATACACCATTATTCTTCAGATCGCTGTCAATGTAGTTCTCATTCAGCGTGCGGCTGTATTCGTACTCACCGCGATATTGCTTATTCTTTTCTACGTCAGTTTTCGTAAGCACCTTATAACGAGGAGGAACCTTGTCGATCAGTTGCTGAAGCTCCTTCTCAGAAGCAGCGTGAAGCATTGTCATGTGACCGGCGCCAGTAACAGTTTCATCCCGCACGAAAGCGAAGTGTTGGTAATCTCGCAGATTCGGACGAATGGGACGAAATACCTTTGGATCGCGATTGCTGGTCTTTCCTAGCTGTGCTGCAATCTCATTATGCCCGGAAGTACGAGCGCCAGTCTGACGGATATGCTCTCGAATTAGTTCCGCTGTCTCAGTATTCTTGACACGATAGATATCCGCCAAAGCAGTCACAGAACTGATCTCATCGAAGTCTAGGACACCTGTTTCCGGATCAAGAGCTAGTTTCGCCGCCCGCTTGGTTACCATGTAGTTCACGGTACCCTCAGCGGTTTCTTCTGCATACTCAATCCAAAGCTGCCCTGAGCGACTAACTTTCTGATTGAACGCCTCGAACTCAAAAGCAGCTTCTACTTTCCCGCCAAGTTTAGTGAGTGAGGGCGCGATAGCTTCAGTGAGTTGCTTGGCGCGAGTTGTCTCAAGTTCTCGCGTGATGGCGCCGATCGTGGAAGTGTCAGATCCGAGACTACCGTATCTAGCAGCATCGGAAGTAAACACGCCCGCACCAGTATTTACACGGCTGACAGTCTCAAGGCTGCGAGCGGAAATATCTGGAAGTTGTTCTGCTGTCGGGCCGAGAATCTTTGCAGTGACTCTTTTTGCACCTTCTTGGAACATTCGATGCTGTTCAGCAAAGTGAACCATCGCATCCAGGATATGCGGAGTAGTGGCTACAAGGTTCTCAGGAACCTCATACACGAACTTAGCATACTTCGGCAGGAACGCAGGATCCTTCATCTCAGTTGTTTTGAGAGACCGTTTCCTGGCGTTCATATCTGCAAGGTATCGGTCGAAGTCACCTTGCATTGCAAACAGATCGTCCTCTAGATTCCCCGAGGGACCAACTTCCCAATAACTGCGGCGCACATCCACAATTCTAGGAATCGCTTCATCGGCAATTTCTGCACGAACTGCGCCCTTCGCTTTGGAAGTACTGGCCAATCGCAGTTCCAGAGCAGCTTCTTCTTTCGCATCCTTAATTAGGTCGAACAGTTGTTGCTTCGAGACAATGTCAGTAATCTCAAGACCATCATCACTGACAACTTTGATTCCAGTTTTCGCGTCCTTATATGCGCGCTGAAGAAGTGGGAAGTCATAACGGCCAATAACTGCACCGTCCGGAATCTCTTTCAGAAGCTTTGAAGCCCAGATATAGCGAGCCTCAGATTTCAAGTGCGCAGTATCACCCGCCAACTTCAAAACTGACCAAGTCTCCACACCAACCTTTGGCGGCTTGAATCCTTCTCGACGAACAGCGCCAAGAACCGCTTTTTCTCCGGAATACATATCTCCGAGAGTAGCTACTAGCGGTGCCTTATCGAATCCACGTCCGGCATCCTCACCAAATAGTTTTACCCAGCGAGAAGCAACTTCCATTTTAGGAACTTTGCCGGCCTTCACAGCTTTTGCCATTGCTTCTTCGAGAGCGGATTTCTCGAACGGCCGAAGAATCTGACGAACGCCACTGTAGTTGTTGAAGATGTTTTGAGCTGCACCTGCCATAGGAATACCGTCTGTCCCAACTACGGGCATGTGGTAGTTCGCAATCACGTTACCAAGTTCAATATCCTTCCCTGCCAGCTCGAGCGTAGATTCCCGGAAGCCGCCCCAACTCTTGGTGACGCGGTCATCATAGAAACTCTTCATCGCATCGAAATTATTGATGATCGTACCATCAGCATTTCGAACAGGAACGGGAACTGCAGCAAGTTCTACATCGGCCGCATATTGGATTGCAGCATCAGACGTAGGAGTTGCCTTTAGCGGTTGGTAGCGTTGAATGAATGGATTGCGAGCCTCATCCTCTCCAAGCATCGCAGTTTTTAGGCGACCACGGAGTTTGGCTGCACCGAACGCACCGCCAATCACACCACCAACTGCGCCTCCAAGGGCTACATTCGAGATGATGTCACTAACGTCCTGCTGCTCCAGAATCGGAGAGCGGAACATTGTGGTCTGCACCATAGTTTCGAAGGCGGCCGCCTCCAGTGTGTTCTGCCAGAAACCAGCTGCGAGCGCCTTTGTAGTATTTGCATTCAACAGCTTGATAGCGGTAGTGCTGGAATTGATCTGAGACGCAGCAGCCGTTAGGAACTCATCAGTACGATCTACTAGAAGACCTGTTGCACGGCCAAGACCGCTACCAACTTTTCCTTCCATAAGAGCGGTCTTGAAAGCTATATTTCCCGCGTTGAAAATCTTAGCGCCGCCAAGTGCAGCCTGTCCAGCGCGCAGTGCGCTAACGCCGGCCATTCCAGGAAGGATTGAACCAAGAATGAAACCGCCCAGTTCCACGCTTGCCTGATTCTCTCGATAGTACTTACCAAAGTCATCGTCGAAAGAAGTGATCCAATCGGCAGTGTTTCGATCGGGAGTTGCAGTACCGAAGAATCTACCGATAGTCGCACCGGTATTGTAGAAGCTGTTCGCACCTGCCAGTGTGGCAGTAGCAATATACGAGCCTACATTCCCAAGCTTCTGCTTCCAAGAGGACGGCGACAACCAGCTCACATTGCCGTTAGCAATGTTATGGTTATCTGCCGCCATCAGATAGTTAGGCAGCGTGAATGTGACTGGCGATGTCGAGGTATCGTTGTCGATGTCAGCGTCGATCATGGTTGACTCCGAAATTTGCGCACATTCTCAGGAGTGTAAGTAATCTCAGGGCCAAACTTAATACTACTGATACCTTCATTGATAGCGCCACCAACGCGACCAACTGCAGATTCTTGAGCGCTCTTACGAAGGCCGTGTTGCAGAAGTTCAAGAGCCGTAACATGCGGACTAACTGCTCCACCTTGGAGAGGCCCTTTGATTCCAGATTCCTTTAACATCCGAGCCGATTCAATACTCAGCATCGCACGCAGTACTTGATCGTACTTCGTAACATCTACCCGCATGCCATTGATCTCTACAACATAGCCAGGAGCCTTCGAGAACTGCATCCCGAAAGTCTCGTAGCCGCGCTCGGCACGTTTGATACCAGCAGCTTTAGCGTACAGGTGTGCAGTATCTGCGGCGACCTGATTGATACTGACAGTTCCAGCGCGAGCCGCCTCAAGCCCTAGTCCGAGGACCTTGCTGGGATCTTGTAGTGAGATGTTTCCTGCTACGGAGCCATTCAGAACCTTCTGTACAAACGGATGATTCTGAAGTTCCCTGATGCCAGGAGATTCAGTGGTGCCGATATATGAGGCCAGATCGCCAATGTGGCCTGGGTGATCTAGATTATTCCCGATAAAGGAATACTGCGTGTCTAGATTCTGACGAGTCCGCTGATTGATCCACTGTGCACGCTTAGCGCCAGTACGATCAGATTCTAGCGACTCCTTCAGTTGCTTCTCCTCCATTGTAGCTGGCTTCGTCAGAATCTGGTCAAGTTCAACCATTGCAGCTTCGAGCGGACCAAGAGCCTTCAAGCGCTCAGGAGGAAGATTAGGTTTCCCGCTCTTGGCCAGTTTCTCAGCAACGCCAGCAGGACTAAACGCGTAGTACGGAACACCTTTGCTGACAATCTGCTTGCCGCGAAGGTATTTTTCATAGATGTCCTTATTCGCGCCGCCCTTCAGCTGTTTGATAAGAAGTTTAGCTTCTGGACCGGAGCTAGGAATATCGCCGTCAGCTAGTTCCGCCTGGTTGATATAGTAAAGGGCGGACTGATCAATTTGATCTTCAGTCAGTTGCTCTTGCTTGGCGCGGTTAGCGGCTTCTACTCGATAGCCGTGTTCAATGCCTGCACGATATTCTGCAGCAGCGGCCCGCTCTTGTCCAGCAGCCGCGCTGAGAATGTTCAGTGTGCGCTCATCTGCATCTGCCCAGACTTGCACTTCGTAGGCATTAGATTTTAGGGCGGCCCGATGTGCTTCCTGCGCCTTCAGATCCCAGTTACCGCGTTCCGCTCTGGTAGCAGCTTCCACAGCCGCGGTTGTCAAAACTTCTGCAGTCGAATTCGCAAGCTGAACACGCGCACCTGTTCTTGCTTCCAGTTGAGCAGCAGCCTTTGATAGTTCTTCAATCTTCGCGGTAGATCCTACAAGCTTCGCACGAGTACCATTTACATCTAAGATATTCTTGAGAGATTGAAGCGGTGAAAATCCTGCAGCAGCTTCTTGTTCTACAGCAAAATCGTCCAGTGCCCGAGACAGCTTCGGAACTTCTTCTACCATCGCAGTGCTGATAGCAGCGAGAGTAGCTTCAACTCCGCTGTCCTTATAAGCAGCACGCGCCTCTGTCTGCGCAGCTAGTTTGCCCAGATACGCCTGGTTTACGACACTGGATTGATCCGTGCCAATCTGTTCCAACGTCTTCTGAGATTGTACGAAACTTTTAGTGGTTTCGCGGGCGGCAGTATTCGCAGCCTCGGCAGCTAGTGCCGTGGAATACATTGCACCAACTGATTGCTGACGAATTAATTCAAGCAAATTCACTTGCTCGGCCATACGGACCCCGCAGATTGATTAGTGCACCAATGAGGAAACAGACCGGATGGCCAACATGTACAGACAAGCGACCAAGAAGGTGAGTGCCAGGAATGCCCGTCAGATAGCGATACCGAGATTCGACGATAGGAAGAAGTGCGTGACTGAGACGCGGAGAATTCTTCATCTTCTCAACTACATGAACTGCCCAGGAATGATATCCAACCCAGGTAGTATAGCTGATCTGTTTAGATGCAGGACCGCCCGCTTCGTATAGATCCGGGTCCAACAAACCTTGTCGCGCTAGTTCAGTGCAAATGACAGTAGCTTTCTTCTTACTAGTTTGCGTGCTAGTAGAATCTTCAACCGTGGGAGCCGAAGCAATTGCTAGCTCACCGATCAGTTTGGTGATGAAGTCTTGCGTCTGAAGTGTCTTGCTGGAACTGTTAAAGCCACCAGAAAGATTCTCACCCGCGGCAAGACTGGCTAGTCCCTGGTCAGAGGCAAGAACATTATAGATTAGTTGGTTGATTGCCTGCTCAGAGAAGACTTTCTGAGTAGTCTTATTCGCTGAGGTGGTAGTAGTCTGCTTCTGCGGAATGAATGCTCCAAGCAGATTTCCACCGACATTCATCAGTGTATTAGCATTACTTGCGGCAGCGGCAATGGAAGCTTCAGCAACACCCATATCATTTCTCCTGAGAAGAATTCGAAATTGAGGCAACCCGCGAAACTAAGAGAGCTCGCCTAGCTGCCAGCCAGGGCTTCACAATTCGTTCAGATACCAGTAAATAGATCTGAAGGAGTGTGTACACTAGCGTGGCTAGAAGTACAATATCACCTAGCGACAGTCCTGCGAAGAGGCCTCCCCAGACTAAACCTAGTTTTCCAAGTGCGGAACCTACGGGCTCAGAAGCTGAAGAGGCAGCAGAAGCTGCACCAATCGTTTCCTGTTTCAAGTCCATTTGTTTGCGTTGGTTATCCGGTACTGAAACCGGTGTTGAAACTTTTGGATCCGGATCGTATGGTACGAGAGAGCGCATATTCACACCCCCAGGGATAGCCAATAGAAATCTCTGGCCCCAACGCCGTTGACGATATCGAAGCTGTCTAGTGCAACTGAGGCTACATGAGCTGTATTCGCTGCGGCACCTACCACTTGAATCCAGACTCCAAGAACTTGCTTCTCATACGGGGCGTTCAGATTGACAGTGAGTGTGGCACCATCACCGACAGCAGCAAAGCCGCCCTGCATAATCAATCCGCCGAGAACCTGAAACCAATCGGTTTCCGATGGGAACTGCGTGATTCCTAACGCTTCGAGGGCATCACGAGAAGTGCCGCCAGTAAAAGGCGGAATAGAATTGTACGAGGAACTCATCTGTCACCTCGCGCCGTGAACTTAAGTTGTACCGTATTCACATTGAAGGCGCCCTTGAGAGCGACTGATACGTTCTGTCCGACACAGTGGCAGTTATACGCTGCTAGTCCACCAGTCAGTGAGACTTGGTAAGGAGTCACGGGAGAATCGAAAGTGCGGCCATTCAGAGAAGGAAGAACTGCACAAGAGAAATTCGGAGCTGGAATGATATCGGAGTTCTGCGGCCCCTCGATTTCTATCTCCTCCAGTTGCAGGAACCGCGAGCGCGCGTACTGGAACTTGCCAAGAACTAGAACGCCCTCGTATGCTTCGTACCGGTTCGATCCAGCAAGCGCCCGCTGTGCATACATGTCGAGTGCAATGTACCGCACCCTCTTAGTTGTAACATCTATGAATCCCAACAGCGGCTTGTCAATATCCAGTCCAATGGCGGAAGAAAAGATCGGATCGACTGTGAAGATGAAGTGATGATCTATCTTCAGGCGACCAAGACGCTGAAGGACAGTGTCATAGATTATCGCCTTCGTATAAACTGTTCCAGGAAGCTCCTTGGCACTGCCGTTGATAGACACCAGAACGTACCGAGAAGCCCAGAGATATACAGTAGCTTCAGGAGTGCTGAGATTCGCAGTGGTAAAGGTGTTCGTACTATAATCGAACAGTTCTTGTACGGTAGAGTTCGCCAAGAAGTCAGAGACTTCTGGTACGGCATTGGTAACCTCTGCACCTGTCAGCACACAAACTCGGTTGAGAGTATCTATGAAAACGTGGTTAGGAAATGAGGGGCCGCCCGCAATGTATCTCTGCGTGCCCCGATCTGAGCGAACGCCAATTGCTGTCTTGACAATACTGGACTTCCACGGATACCGAGAATTCCCGGTATATTGTACCCAGACCACAGTGGTATTACTGTAGACGTAGAATCCATTTACGGAAGTCTTCACATACTGGATATCACCGCCAATGTCGTTCGGATCAATCTGACCAGCACCACTGACAAGGGAGGAGACGAAATCTAATGGCGTCGTGGTGGAGGAGTAGTAGACAGTTCTAGGGCCGACCATTACCAGATAGTTCGCGGCCGAACAGATAGCCACGATACCATTGGTAGAGATGAAGTTCAGTGGGGTGACTGTGGCAGTTACGTCCGTGAGTGTGATAACTGTGGAGCCGTCCCATTCGACGGTATACAGATCAATACCGATCAGCACATAACAAGTACCTCGCACAACTGCGGTAGAAGTCTTACTAGCGTAAATCGGAGTGGCGCCAACTACTGTCACAGTCATCTCACCTGCAATACCCGCACGCATTGCGCTAAAAGTATTGAAGTAGATTGGTACTGTGATGATAGTTTCAGTGGACGGATTCCGGGCGAACACTTCGATGACATTCGCCATCGTGCCCGCCAACGGAACATCGGCACCAGAGTCGATGTATCCTACACTCTGATATCCTCTAGCTGTCGGCACCACATTCTCAAGATACAGTGCTTGAGGAATGCCAGCATCTTTTTGCTCACCCTGTGGGTCTACACGACGGTCGTAGTTATTATCTGGGCCGGGCATAATGACAGTGCGGCCACCATCCGCAATTGTCATCGGATAAGTGGCCGCAGAAAGATTCGCCCGGTAAGCTATTTGTCCCATTGGCGGGCTCCAGGGAAGTTAGAAACTGACTATTAGGACACCCGAATCATCAGAACAGAGCCATTCCGATAGAGCCCGCCAACAGGAACTGCGGGAGAAGCAGCAGCGGCAGCAGCATCATTGGCGAAATTACGGATATTCGCAATCGGGATGACTAGAGTACCCGTACCTTTCGGACTGATCTGAGCATCAATATCGGTATCAGAGCCGTTAGCTACAAATCGCACATTGCCATTAGCGGCTGATCCATAGATGTCCCAGTAGTTAACACCGCTGGCGGTATCTAGGAACCGGGCAACTCGAGTATTGATGCCGTTGGTATACATCTCAACGGCACCAGTTCCAAGGGAGCTCAATTTTAGAGCTACGTTGGATTCTGTAGTGCTATTGGCAAGAATAGTGGGTGCGTTGCCAGAAGCTCTACCAGAAATATCTACCCGTGTACCATCTGTAAAGCCCTGAGTGACTCGAAGAGAGATAGCACCGTACGTATCGCCACCGAGCCAACTCACGGTCGGAACTCGAAGTCCGACAGAAAGCCCACTGACAGGTTCAATAACGTCCGCCAGTTTCACTGCATTGTCAAGAGCACTCATTTAACACACTCCAAAGGAAGTCATGGTAGGAGCCACAGTGTATGTGACCGTGAGAGTTCGTCCTTGCGGAACGAGTACGGAAAGATCCGTGGCGGCAGTCAGTCCCATCGTACCATTCAGTGTGAGGCCAGTAACTGTACCTCCACTGAGGTGAACATATTCTGGGGCTCCCCTTGTATTCTTGTATGTGAACGGGCTAGCAGTTACTGTGATGGCAGTAGCTGGGCGCGGATTGTAGTCGCTGTTCCCGGTAATGATCTTATCTACGTCACCGCTCAGATCGCGGACAGTAGCAACAGTGATGTTGCCCTTACCATCGTTATCCGTGCAAGTGATGTTCGTAGTGCCAGAGAGGATATCTACCAGATACGCTGGGCGCTGTGCATACGGACCCTGAGTTGCACGATTACCTGTGCAAGTCATACCATTCGTACCATTGAAGCTGATTGCACCGCCAGCCGCATTGTTGCAATCCGTGATCACGTTACCAGAGACAACCGGATCTTCCACAGCAGTGCCAAAGAAAGAGATGGCGGGACCTTCCGGACGAATGAGTTCCATTCCCTTCACAAAGATCTTACGGATGCCCCCGCCAGTTCCAGTACTGGTGAACAGGATGCTGGCATCTAGCGTCTTGTTGATGTATCCATCACTGATGTGTACATTCTGAATCAGAGCGCCAGAATCCTTCGATTCCGCATAAATACCGTAGTTTACTTCCTGGTCAATCTGGAAGCCTGCATTGAACCAGATGTCTTGAATCCAGGAACCGCCGCTAGCGTACATCTTGACAACCTTATCGCCCGCGTACATGACGGTATCATTTATGCGGACACCTGCGATAGAACCTGCGCCCGTTGTCGCATTGTAAGCAGTTCCACTGCTGATAATACTGATACAGTGGCGATCCGTGTTCCGAGCATTGACCAGATTGCACTTCGTGAGAGTGACGTCACCTGTGAACAAGCCGCTCTGAACGATCTCAAAGCAAGTGTTCGGACCAGAGAAGTTGTACTGGTACGAAGAACACTTCTCGAAATCAACCAGTCGCGCATGGATGTATCGGAAGGGCTTCGGAAGATCCGCGATGAATACATCTTTGACAGTGCTGACTCCGAAGCCTGCGATGATCGGGTCAAGAACGGAATCTGAGCCGACCTGAAATCCAACAGTACAGGCCCCGTAGCCGCCCGAGGACGGACGAATAGAGAAGCCGCCAATCTCCCAGCCGCACTGAGTATTCGTGCCGACAATTTTGATTGCAGGCGTAGCTCCAGTGAAGGTGGAAGAAACAATGAATCGAGCGCCCTCACTACCAACACCGCGAATTCGGAAACCGGGTCGCCGCAGTGTAATGAGGACGAGCTCATCAACTAGATAATCGCCGTCCGGAATTGTTCCTACAACGCCATTCGTGGTGACATAGTCGAAGAACAGTTGAGCCGCGAGGGTGCTAACTGCTACGCCTGTAGGATCTGCACCGAAGTCATCTACTAGATCAACTGTGCGGCGGTTAACAGTCGTCTGGGAAATCTGACGGCCGCCGGCTGTCGTATAGGTTACATTGTCGGTCAGACTGGCAACCAAGCTGACATTGAAACCCACCATGAAGATCTCATCGCCGTCCACACACGCATTATTCAATGTGACAGTATCATCTGCCGTCACAGTGTACGTATTGTATGGAAGCCAGAAACCGTTCTTACTGACAAGAACACTGGGAGTTCCAGGAACTGCAACAATATTCGTGAGAGTGAATACTGTCTGTCCTGCAGTGGCAGTGAACATATCCGTGAGGACTGCTGCACTATTTCCTGCCAGAGGATTCACTGTACTGCCAGGAGCCCAGATTGACGCGGCCATGAGTTAGTATCCTACGGCTTGAATGTTAGAGATGCTAATTTCAGCGGCATGTTCGCGCGCAAGGAGTGTATATGCGGCGAACTGATCTGTGTCGCCAATCATCTTGAATACTGCACTTGCAGCTTCAAAGACGATAGCGTATGGATGATCGAGAGCAATCCAGGAATTGTATCCTGCGACTGTGATATCTGGATTCAGATAGCAGCCAAGCAGGATGTACTGGAGTTCTGTGGAGGAGCGAATCTGAACAACGGAGCCGGCCACATAGCAGACGTCATTCCGATTGATCCGGTACGCGTCTTCTACCATTTCTGGCACAGCCAGAACTTCCAGGAATGCGCCATCTGCGTATTGAGTCGAATCAGTTTTACGAATATACTTCAGAGCGCGCCAACGCGGCACCAGTGTCCGATATTCCAGTTGCTGGAGATACGCGGCAGTGGTGAAGGTGACGCCAGTCTCGAAAATATCCTTGTAAAAGTAATCCTGTTGGTGCAGTTTCAAAGTAGCTGAACGAACAGCCGTGAGAGTTTGTGCCACCAAATCAGGACGATTGGTGATTGTGTAAACTTCTGCGATCAGTTCGTTCAGCGTCATGGTCGTGTACGACTAGGTTATTTCTTGGAGGCCCGACCCTCAACTGCGGCGCGCAGATGAGAACTAGCGTCACCGCCTAGTGCCACAGGTGCAATATCTGTAGTGCTGGCAGGATTCAACTTGCCTTGTTCGCTAGTTCCCATGTCGTTAGAGGGGGAAATCTGCGCCAACTTCTCCGCCTGAAACTCTTCGAAGAACCTCTTACGCAGGGCAAGCATCGGATTCTCTTGCTCGGCGGTAATTGTGGTGGCATTCGGATCAATGTAGATGATGCCGCCGAATCCGTTTTCTGCGATTTCCTTGTCCAGATATGCGATATAGGCAGGATTGTCAGTTGCGAACATTCCGCCCTTGAAATGAGCAACATGCCCATTAGGGAAGATGACGTTATTGAACTTGATAGTCGATTTGTACAGACGCTTCGCGCCTTCAGTACTTGAAACAGCGGTCATAATGGAGACTCCTGAGGTTGGTGGGCGGGATAGATTTGTGTGACTCCCGCCCAAGATCACATTCCCTCAGGAGGAAATTAGCCAGCAGCAGCGGCCGTCAGATTGGTGATGATGGCATTGGCCGGCGGGTTCTTCACCACGCAGGTTAGTTCCGTAGTCAGCGTGCCGCCAACTGCGTCGATGCCATTGTCAACAACCGTGTCACCATTCATGTTGAATTCCTGCTTCATGGTCTTGCGGCCACCCAGGTAAGCAACACGGAAAGTGGACAGATCCACAGCAATCGCGTACTTGCTCCAGTCACTGTTGCTATTAAACAGCGGATGCTCGATCATACGGAAGCTGCCGCGAGCAATGTTGAACTGCCCGAATTGCAGACCGTACGAAGTCGCACCGTTCTGGATGTAGTAGGTCGAATTCAACCGGCCAATGTTGTTGATCACTTTCCGGGCCGAACCGCCAACGAACAGAACACGCTCGTTACCAACCTTCGGATCAGTTGCCTGATTGAAGACCGGATCAAGAGCCGTTTCCAGTTGCGTGAAGGTAGTAGTACCGCCAGCCGTCGTGTTGTTCACCACACCGCCGTAGGAAGCGGGGTAGTAAGCAGCATTCAGGATGATGTTCCGCAGGCCGTCCATAGTACGGAACGGCTGACCATTTCGCGTACCTTGAGATTTCGTGCCGAAGAACAGCGCCTTCTCGATGTCAGCAGCATGGAAAGCGGCGCAATCCATACGGTTTTCAGCAACGGTCGTTTCGCCAGCAATCACTTGCGTAGCTTGCGCCGAACCCGAAAGTGCCCAGGTGTTGCGAAAGATCTGCGTGTAGTTCGTGATGCGAACCGGATTGATCTGCAGAGCGTTCGGACGAACCGAGCTTTCCTCGAAAGCGTTCCCGATTTGGTACAGGTTCACGTTGTCAGCAATTGCGGCGGCAGTAGAACCAACACCGCGAGTAACCGACACTTGAGTCGAGGACAGAACCGAGTTGATGATAACAACTTCACCTGTCGATTCAGCACGCATCAACATGCCAGGCAGAACATCCGTAGTCGAGGCGACAGTGAACACAGTATCAGTTGCACCAGCGACCGCTGCGTCCAGATTGATGGACGGAAACAACATGGTCTTGGTGAAGAAACCGTGTTCGACTTGCAGAGCTTGTTCAGTCGGCAACATCGAAGTCATACCGAACAGCGGCGCTTGGCCATTCGGCATGAGGCGGGTAATCATCCCCGCGAATGATTTCGCAGCAAGGTCAGTCGTGAACCCGCTGGTATTGAAGATACCGGTAGCCATTTGAGATATTCCTTGTGATTAGATGGAGGGGAAGTGGATTACAGGACGTGCCAGGTAACAGTCGTAGCCGAAGTTTTTGTCACAACGATCAACGACGAACTGGAAGCAGCGGTAGTTGCGCGACCGGCAAGAGTCACGTCAGTACCAGCAGCCCACGTCAGCGCGAATGCATCCTGAATCGCAACCCAGAAGCAGAACGAATCGCCAATGTCCATATCCGGACAAGCCGCCAGAATCAGTGCAGCGGTCGGAGTAGTAACACCACGACCAGCAGACAGAGCACTGTAGTAGATACAACCACCGGCCATTTCAGCTACAGTGATGGTATGGTCAGCATTGGTAGTTTTCTCGGTAATGGAAATATTACCAAGCATCCCCAGACCTTGACGGCTGACTTGCGGCAAACCCGCACGATCAGTAGTCATGAGACGTTTGAAAAGCATTTTAGTTTCCTCTGCGCAGCGCGCGTTAGTGAGTGATGTTCAGTACAAAATTATCCAGCAGAGGATTCAACCCACTTGTCCCAATCTGTACCTCGCTCAGCAGCGGTAGGCTCTTTCTTAGGAGTAGGATTAAAATCTTCTGCGGCGGCCTTGAGATAATCTTTCGCCATCGCATTCAGTTCTGCGGCAGTGGCGTTCGGATATTTCGCAGCCAATTGGTTTTGGATTGCAGTCACCACGGGGGCAACAGAGGGCTTTTTAAACGCAGGATTTTCCGTGAGGAGACTTTCCTGCATAGTCTGCTTTTTCACTAGGCTAGGGAGTTGAGCTGTGAACTCTTCTCGGGCCTTGGATACTTGCGATTCGATCAGCTTTTGAGCGACTACAGTAGACTGTCCGTAGACCGTTTGTGCAGTTTTGTTCAGAAGTTCGGCTAGTGCAGCCATCGCTTCGTCACCGCCAGCAGCAATCTTCTTGAGGGAATCTTGATCTAGAACACGCTTGAAATCTACCTTACCGGCAGCTTCCAACATCTTCTCGGGAGTGAGTTGATTCTGGGAGTCGTCAGACTTCGGGGCGTTCGGATCAATGGCAGGAGTTTCCCAGAGCTTGGCGAACTTATCTTCGGGGGATTTGTTCTCTGGAGGATTTGCAGAGTCTGCAGGAACCGTACCGTTCGGTGCAGTTTGCGGAGATGATTGCGGAGGCGTCGGTGCAGGATTGTTCTGCAAATTGTTTGTGACACCGGGCTGCGGCTGCTGAGGTTGCTTAGCAGCGCCGAAGATGCGATCCATGAAGCTCATGATTTTGGGTTCCGTTACGATTGTAGATTAAACAGTGAAAGCTGCAATACGAGCGCCAAGAATTGCGCTGTATAGAGTCATTACATGTGCTTGCGTATTTAAACGCTCTTGCTCTTGCCAAGGTAGCATTGGAAATTTTCCACTGTTTTTGAACTCGCCAAGAGCTTCACGCTTTGTGTCGAGTTCGAGTTTTTCAGCTACTACACGTTGTTGGTGAGGGAGAAGTTCCATGATTTTGGGTTCCTGAGGGTGTTAGTTACAGGGAGGGGCGGATCAGAGATCCAAGGGGCGCTGTCCAGACAGCTGGAACTCAGCTTGTTCGGACAGAGTTAGGAGATATGACAGTGCATCAATCTGTCCACGAAGATGCGCTTCGTCTTGTGCGAAGGAGAGGGGGTCGGCTGGCGTAAAGGTGAGATTAATCTTCTGTGTTGCTACTGATGCGATCTGATTCTGAATGACTTGTTTCTGGAGAGACGTGAGAAGTCCGCCCTGAAGGAATTCTTCGGGAGTGAGATTCCAGGATTGGAACTGATTAGTAGTAGACAGTGTTGCCATCATGTCGCTCCGTTAGTGAGGCCGCCGGTAGATCCGGGAGCCGCCAGCGTAGCCTGACCTTGCGCAGTAGGTGCGTTCATCTGCGGATCATATCCATATTGTTGCGGCTGAGGCTGCGGACCGGGGCCAACACCTTTCTTAGCGGCTTCCATGGAAACTGCCTGCCAGGCGCCAAGTGCTTGTTCGTACGCTTGCTGCTGCGGACTCTTCTCGAAAGCAGATAGATCCACATTCTCCGTCTTCATGATGTACGAGAACATCGGTGCAATATTGTATGCAGCTCCGATCGCTTGCGATGATCCAATTACTTGCATGGCAATCTGCCGTGATTCCATTGACATCACTTTTTCACTCGGAAGCAAGCCATCCGTGATCTTGAAATTGATGATTGCTTGTCGAAGCTTGACTGGATCTATATCGACATTCTGGCGCTGAGTCGGGGAATAGACACTGGTCGCACCTTGATACTGCAAGATGTTCAGTTTTAGAACTTCCTTCAGTGGCGTAAATACTTGTGCTTCATAGAGTAGGGCTGTCATCTGATCGCTGGAAGTAGCGTTCGACATCGTAGATTGCCACTGCCCGTCAGTCTTATTTCCCTTGACGAACTGACCTTGCCGGGCCTGATTCTGACCATTCAGTGTATTCGCGAATCCGATCAGTCCCTGGATCTCCTGCAGATTGATACCAGATTGGTCATCACGATACGGGAACTGATAGACGGAATCGCCAGGAGGTTTACCGTAGGCACTGGGCCGGACAGGAATCTTAGCGGCGGGATTCGGAGAATTGATGTGCTGTTCAGATACGCGGGACGGATCATAGAGAACTCGATCAGTAACTGCACGACGGCGCGCAGCAAGAACAGAATTCATTAGTGCCGAGGCAGTCTGCTGGAAGGGCAGGGCGTCAGTAGCTAGCGATTTCGTTTGGTATCCGAGGCCATCTTCGCTGGGGCACCCGAAGAACACCGGGATTTTCTCGTGCGCATTCGTCTGGCGTTCCGCATAGATGATCACAGAATGATTGACGATGATGAGTTTCCAGACCTGCGGAGTGTTCGGAGCTGGGACGCGCAGATTGAAGTCGCTGGGAATGATTCGAACGTATTCTGTAGATACTTCGTACAGTCCACGATAGTTGATTGCACCGGATTTAGAGCGGATTCCGCCAGCATTCATTCCTACCCAGCCAAGCCAATCGAAAGAGCCGATTGTATCTGGGTCGATGAGAGAGTTCGGATTTACGAGAGGAAGGTAATAACTAGCCCCGTAAGTACCGCTATCGCCAATGTTGAGAAGGCTAGGAGATTCGAAAGCTGGCTGGATGTTCTCGATGATCTTACTATCCAGTCGAGCAATGAAAGTCTTGAGCGCGGTACGCGACATGAGTTGCGTTCGTCCACAGAATTCTCCTTTGGTGGGAATGTCATAGGGTTCGCAACGGCAGTCGAAGTAAGTATTGTAAGGGTCCCAGCGAGTCAGGACGTTACCATTCCAGATGACCTCACGAACTTTACCTTGTTGTCCAGCAGCGAAAGATGGATCTGTATCAAGGGCAGCAGTAACTACCTTATCCCAGCAGACTTCGACTGCGGATAGATTGTACTTAAATCCATCCTGGAAGAACAGGAGAAGCTCGCGAGTCCAGGCGCCACGAACACTATTCTCTTCAATGACCGCCTGCATTTGTTTGGCGGCATCAATGAACTGAGGATCGGCAGTTACGCCGAAGATCGGGTAGTCAGTAAGGAACACCGCGGCCTGATATGCGACTGCTGCGCGAACTTGCGGTTTGATGACAGGTACCGTAACATTCTGGATCTTGTTACTGTCACCAAAGCGGTTCGCAATCTCGGCACGGCGATGATCAGTTGTCCAATCCTGCTCGCGAATGTATGCTAGATCAATGGAGCGCATCTGCTCACGAAGATTCCATTGCCGTTCTACAAGTGTAGAAGCTGTACGATGGTATTGGATGAGGCCATCTTGGGCCAGCTTCGGGAGTGGAAATGCTTGATTTGCTGCCATGTGTTGATCCAGTTACGGGGTGTGGCCGGGATTACCGACCTTGGGATGCAGGACGATCTTTCATTCCACGCTTCGCCAGATCCAGAAGGATCATCATCTGAGTAGCAAGGGTGGAATCAATATGTGGCGGCGCATTCTCCGGCGGCATCATATCTTTTGGAGTCGTGCTATTGCCAACACCGTGCGCCAGTGCTTCCGTCGGAGTAGAACGATAACCGCGCTCAGTTTTACGCCAATCTGGAGCTAGTGTTTCCATCAACTGAGGAATTGATTGTAGAACTTTTTCATAGCCTTCAGTAAACTGAGTCTTTTTGGCCCGCTCTCCAAAATACTTGTCTTCTACGTACTGCTTGAACAGTTGCCGCTCTGTGGCATGTGTCATTTCATGCGTAAGTGTGTTAACTCCGCCAAGAAGCGTTGGATTCATGTGGATAGCAATTCGACCGGCTGGCGGAGTGTGGCTGCGAGCACTACCGGGAATTGCGAATTCTCCGTAAACACCAGGGCCAAGATCACGCTGTTCGATATTCGGAAGAGAGCGACGCTGCATGAGATAGTCTACCATCTCTTGGTATTGTGGCTGCTTTCCTGCTTCTCGAATAATGTCTAGCAGTTGTTTAGAGTGCTCTGCCATAGCTACCTCGGTCAGGGCCTAGAACGAACAATTCTCAAGTTCGGACAGAACCGGAATAGCAGAAAATTCCTGCATTTCCAGCGTCAGTCCGGAAGTTATAAAGGCGCCGTACAGTTCAATCATCTTCGGCGCGTATGTGAGACAGTCTAGAATGCCATCCACATTGTCTCGCTTAAGAGGATTAAATTGAGTGATCTGTAGGAATACTGCTGCATTCTGGCTCGGATGTACGAGGATCTCACCTGCTAGCATCTGCTTGAACATTGTCATGATGCGAGCATTCTTAGAATACGTGCCAGAATACAGCTCTACTGCTTCAATTCCTACAACACCAAGTTGCTGACAGATGAACGCAAACCAGTAATTCAGTGTGTATTGATACGCATTCGATTCAATTCCGACAACTCTACAATTCCGACGCATTGCCATTCTAATTGCGGTGGAGATTGTATCACCTGGGGATAGACGACCTTCTACAATTTCCTTCGCGACTGGAGTGGAATTATGAATTTCAAAATACGCTACGGTAACTGCGTCAGCATTCGCTTTATCTGTAGCTGGATCAATGACGATGAAGTTGCCTTGGTGAAGCTCGTCATCTGGAATGGTATAGGCAGGGAGTTTGCTGATATCAATGAGATGATTGGAACTTGCTGTCTCATCATTGAGGACTTCAGCGAAGAACACTTCGGGGCGCCCTGCTGCAAGGTCATTTTCGTACTCCTTCAGAAGCTGATCATACGGTTGAAGTTCTTCCCAGAGAGATTCGCCAGTTGCAAGAATGCCGCCAACAATGAATTTCAGCCAGGTAGGATTGTGCTTGAGACGACGAAGCAGAGACCACTTTGTAGGATACATATTCCCTACGAAGATGAACAGACAACCATGTGGCGACTTCGCTTTCATTGCGGTGCCGTACATATCTGTTTCGATCTGTCGGGAAATGACTTCAGATTCCGCTTCTTTTCGGTTCTGAATGTCATCGAACAGCATCACATCCGGGCGCTGGTGTTTCAAGTTCAGACCGCGAACAGTGTCTACAGTTCCTGCGACGATGTTGATATTCCGGCCTCGGAATCCAAACTTCTTCTGTTTCTGCTGATCTGTTTCGGCGCCAACTCGCCAATCTCCGAAGACTTTTCGTATATTCGGCTCGTCTAGAAAGTCCATTACGTCTGCTACAATCGCATTCGCCTTATCCTGGTTGTTCGCGCAGACCAGAATGAAGGTTCGTTTGGTGAATAGGATGACGTAGAGGAGGAATATCTTGATGAATGTGGTTTTTGCGAAGCCGCGAGGCAGTCCGAGGGCAAGTTGGCTGAAATCTCGCTCTTTGTGGACGTAACTAAGGAGCCAATTCCAGGCAGATTTGAACAGATCCGGGAAAAGATAGCGAAAAACGAGCGGCATGGCGAGGGCCGCCAGGAAATCTAGGGAATTTTTCGCTAGTTCTTCAACTTCGGCAGCATTGTAGTTTGCTTCGCCAGGTGGCGTGTAGTCAATTTTCGGCGTATTTGAACCAAAAGTCGGGGCGGAAGGTGCCCGATCATCGAATCCTAACTTATCTACCCAAGTTTCGCTCATTTCTGGTCATTTCTGCGGAGTCGGAACACGGCGTGCCAGCAGAAGTTGGATCTGTAGCAAATGTGCACGAGCTTGTTCCTTGTTTTGAGCGGTCAGACGCGCCTTGGCTTCCACAACTTTAATGGCGGCCAGTTCAGTGATGGTAGGATTACGGGACATTTTGTACCTCATTTGGCGGATTCATGACAGTATGAGCTAGTTTTGACATACCTGCAAGTGATTTTGACTTAGCGAGAAGAGATTCCATATTCGCAGATTGTACAGTGATCAGATCCTGCGTGCCAGCCTTGATTACCTGATTATTAATGTTCACTTGAATGTCGTTCTTAACGTGTTGACTTATGACAACTGAGGGGATGTTCAGTGCTACTACCTGAGTTTGCGTAGTGATTGCATCCGGACTGGAGGAACCACGACGCTTCGCCGCATTGATTCGGGTGTACGCTGCAACCAGCTTCATCGGATCTGTAATATACGGGATTACATTCTCAAGCTTCTCCAGTAGCATGTCCTCAATTCTATCCGCTCGCTGATCCCGTTCGTTGTGGCGGGCAAGACTGGCGAATCTGAGTTCCGCAACTCGTTCGGCGAACTCAGGAGTACTGAGAAGTTGACTGATCCGACTGACACTCACGCCGATCGCGGATGCAACAAGTTCGGGGCCACATCCTTGTCCCAGCAGTGACAATGCGCGATCTTCAGTAGTTGTCGTGGTGGTAAGTGCGGTCATCGAAGTTCCTCAGTTCTTGGTGCCAGTATGACAGAAGAAGGTGCTAATGTACAGAGGGATACTAACTGAAAGCTAGGAAGTATCGGAAAAAGTTTAGGAAAATAAAAGTGTCGTTATAGGATAGTGTGCGCCACGGCAGTCAAAAAAGGTCCAGCCGGGGGCAGTGAATGAGAATGGTTCTCATTCGCACTGGGCAGGGGCAGGCAGGCGCACTGTTACAATTGCTTACACATGGGCAGGGAACTAGATCATCGGGCAGGGGTCGAACTAGTCTGAAGATCAATCGTGCAACATAGGAGAATCTAAGGTGAGCATTACATTCACTCAAGCTCGCGAGCATGCTGCCGCTTGTGGTTTTGATCTGACTTCTACTGATGCAGTGCCAGTGCAAAAGATTGTGTCCCGCTCAAAGTCAGGGCGAGGCGCATGGCTTGCGGTTGACGTCGTAAATCCGGAAACACTGGAGACTGTGTATCCTGCTGGCTACTGGCTTGATGATG